CCCGACGCCTGCCGACCGCCGCTTTGAAGGCCTGACCGGCTGGATTCGCAAGCTGCTGGGCAACTCCTCCGAGCTGAGCCTGGATCAGATCCGGGAGGGGCTCTACAAGGGCTTGCCGGAGGGCGCTTGGGTGCTCGAAGTGTTCTCGCGGTACGCCGTCTGGAGCGACCGCGACAACCGGATGTGGCGGCAGTCCTATGCAGTCGATGCAGAGGGCTCCGTAGCATTCGCTGGCGATGCCGTGGAAGTCGTCCGCAGCATCAAGTACGAAGAAGTTTCCAACCACCAAGAGGCCAACATCGTGAAAGAAACGATCCTCGCCGCGCTGAACGCAGCCGGCATCAAGACCGAGGGGCTCAGCGATGCCGGCCTCTTGGATGCGTACAACCAACTGCAGGCCAAGCCGGTGCGCGAGCAGCTCGCCGAGGCGACCAACAAGCTGGCGACCATCGAAGCCAACGCGCGTCAGGCCGAAGAAGGCGAGCGCACCGCGCTGGCGACCGAGCTGGCCGTGAACAGCCTCCTGACGGTCGATGACCTGAAGGCCCTGCCGCTGGCCCGCCTGCGCGAGCTGAAGGCGGCCAAGCCCGGCGCGGCCCCGCTGCTGACCGGCAACGCTGGCGGCACGAAGCCCGGTGACGAGTTCGCCGGCTACGACATCAACGCGACCCTGAAGGAGGGCAAGTAATCATGCCAGCACGCATCTATCGCGGTCCTGCTGACCGCCAGCCGAAGACCGTCAGCGACAAGACCGTCGCGGGCGCATACCTGCCGGGCACGTTCGTGACCGAAGGCGCCAGCACGCTCACCCAGGCCACCGCGTTCGGCCCGAACGTGCGCCTGCTGGGCAACCGCGACTTCTACAGCGAAGGCGCGTTCACCGCGACCGACCCGCTGTTGACGGCCTACGCCAGCGGCGACACCGGCGTCGCCTACAAGCTGGAGCCCGGCCAGGACTACCAGGCCGCCGTGGCTGCCGCCACCTACACGTTCGGCCAAGAGCTGACCGTGGCCGCCTCTGGCCGCCTGGCCGCAGCTTCGTCGGGCAACGTGGTGGTGGGCTATGCCCGCTCCGCTGGTGCCAAGTCGGCCGGCGACCTGATCGACTTCGAAGTCGCCAACCACTACGCCAAGGCCTAACGGCAGGCGACGAAAGGACAAGACACCATGCTGCTCTTCACTCCCGAACAGCAAGCCGCAGTCAATGCGGCCCGTGCTGGCTTCAACGCCTCGCAGACGGCCCTGGCCTCGCAGGTCGTCGCGCTCATCGGCAACGCCGCCCCGATCCCCCTGGACGCCTGGCGTCGGGTGGACACGCGCGGCGCGATGATCCAGCGCGATGTTCTGCAGGTCTTCAACCGCCTGTCGGCCGCCAACTCGACCCCGGTTGGCGTCGGCGACATCGTGAGCTTCTACCCGCAGATCAGCGACTCGGGTGAAGTCCATGTGTCGATGGACGGCCGCAGCGAGGGCAAGGCCGATCAGGCCAACGTCAAGTACGCGGGCACCCCGGTTCCGGTGTTCGACAGCTATGCCCGTATGGGCTGGCGCCAGATGGAAGTCATCCGCAAGGGTGGCGGCCTGATCGACACCGAGACCATCGCCAACCACCAGCGCAAGGTGGCCGAGAAGCTGGAAGACGTGGCCCTCAACGGCCTGTCGTCCATTGCTGTCAACGGCAACACCATCTACGGTCTGCGGACGTTCCCGCAGCGCAACACGGCGACGCACGGCCTGACCCTGGCGTCGTCCACCGGCGCGCAGTGGCTGGCGGCTTTTGCTTCGCTGCTGAATCAGCTCATCGGCGACAACGCCTATGGCCGCGCCACGGTGTTCCTGAACTACGGCGACTGGCTTTACGCGAGCATCAATGAGTTCGTGGCCGGCTACCCGAAGACGATCCTTCAGCGCCTGCAGGAAATCCAGCAGATCGCCGAAATCGTGCCGTGCTCGAAAATCCCGGCGAATGAGCTGATCGGCGTTGCCAACCTCGCCACCGGCGATTGGGGCACGATGCTGTCGGCCATGCCGCTGACGACCCGCCCGAAGGCCCGCGCGAACCCGGAAGACGACTACGTGTTCGGCGTGCTGGCCATGGCCGCTCCGCAGCTGCGCAGCGACTACGACGGCCGCTCGCAGATCGCCCACGCCACGGCGTCGTGATCATGCTGTACCGCATCACTCACCTCAAAGCGCCCTGGCCCGCCGGGGCCGGGGTCGGCGACGTGATCGAGCTTGCCTCTGTGCCCGCCTGGGCGCTGGGCAAGTGCGCTCCGGCGGGCGCCGATGCCGAGGCGACGGTCAGCTTCGAGCCGGCCGTCGACGCCGCAGCCCTGGAGGCGGAAGCCAAGGCCAAGGCGGAAGCCGAAGCCACCGCGCTGGCTGAAGCCGAGGCCAAGGCCGCCGCTGAGAAGCGCGCAGCCCTGGAGGCGGAAGCCACCGCGCTGGGCGTCACGTTCCGCAGCAATGTCGGCGACGAGACCCTGGCCGCCCGCATCGCTGAAGCCAAGGCCTCGGCGTGATCAGCGCCACGCAAGCCCGGCAGTATCTCGACGAGGCCCTGGGCGTCAGCCTGCCCGCCTTCGTCGTGGATGCCGCCGTGGCGCGCGTGGCGACCACTGAGGCCGCCATGGCGACGGCCGGCTACAGCAGCGCCGACCAGGTGCTGATCCAGTGCTACGCCGTCGCCATCATCGCGGCTGGCGGCGATCCTCGCCGGCTGGCCAGCCAGGGCGCACCTTCCGGCGCCTCGCGCAGCTTCAAGAACAGCGACGGCGCGTTGTCCGCCCTGCGCCGCGCGCTCGCCGCGCTGGACACCGCAGGCACCGTGGCGGCCATCGTCGGGCCTGACCCGCAGGCCGGCACCATGTTCATGGTGGTCTGATGTCGTCGGCCGCCTCATGGAGCTACACGGCCACGGCCACGCTCTGGCCGCTGGTGGGGCGCTCCGACTGGGACGGCGCCATGCTGTACGGTGAGCCGTCGATCTTCTCCTGCGACTACAGCGCCAAAGCCGAGCAGCGCACCGACGCCCGCGGCCAGGCCTTCGTCACCCGCCAGGTGGTCTACACCGAGCGCGCCGACGTGAAGCCCGGCGACATGCTGCTGATCGGCGCCAGTGCCGAGCCTGACCCGGTGCTGGCCGGCGCTTTCGAGGTGCGCGCCGTGCAGCGCAACGGTGACACATTCCAGAGAGAAGCCGATGACTTCGAGCTGCTGACGTGAGCCGCGCCCGCGTCGTCAACAAGCTGCCACAGTTCGTCGCCAGCGTGCACGACAGGGCTGAACGCGGCATGACGCAAGCCTTGATCCTGGGCGCCAGCGAAGCGAGCGTCCTGACCCCCATCGGCGACACCAGCAACCTGATCAACAGCCAATACAAGGCCGTACGCCGCATCCCCGGCAAGGTCATCGGGACCGTGGGCTACACGGTGAGCTATGCGCTGCCGGTGCACGACCCCGACCACCCGCAGACCTTCCGCCGCGCGTCAGCCCAAAAGGAGTTCCTCCGCAAGGGCTTCGAGAACGCCGAGCCGAACATCCGCGCAGTGCTGAAGGGCTCGCTCAAGACCTGATCGGGCGCCTCCGTAGCATGCCCGCATGTCCGCAGCTTCCGACGCCATCCGCAACCTGATCACGCCTCTGCTGGGGCCTGGCTGGCGCGTCCAGTTCGGCCGCTGGGTGGAGCTTGGCGGCGATGGCACAGACCGATTCGCAGTCGTTCGCCCCGTTGGTGGCGGCCCCGCCGAGCTGGTGCGCCGTCCTCAGTTCACGATAGCCCTGATCGGCATCCGCGACGAGGGCACCAAGCCCTGCGAAGACGCGGCCGACGCCATCATCGAACTGATGCGGACCGATAGCGGATCCATCGTTTTCATGCAGCCGGGCGAGCCGGTATTCATGCCGACCAGCGATGGCCGGCCCGTCATCGAGATTGCGGTCTCGACAATCGTCACCTAGGAGCTTTCCCATGTCTGAGCAATTCGTCGGCCGCGACTGCGTTGTCAATTTCGCCATCGGCCTGCCTTCCGCCAATCCGTCGAGCCTGACCTTCAAGCGGCTTGGCATGATGCGCGGCAAGTCCATGAAAACCTCGTGGGACACCGTGGACACCACGGCCGACATGAGCCCGGCCTTCACGAAGACCAACCTTGCGACCTTCAAGGCCGTCGAGTTCTCCGGCGATGGTGTGACCTACACCGAGGCGCTGGCCAATCAGAACGAGTTCAAGGCCCACGTCATCAGCCCGGGCAGCACGACCGGCAATCAACCGATGGTCTGGCTGCAGCTCATCGACTTGGACGGCAGCATGTACGAGGGGCCGTTCATCGTCACCGAGTGGTCCGACGACCGCCCGCACGCCGACGCCGCGACGTGGAGCACCTCCGCGATGAGCAATGGCGATGTGACGTTCACCCCGGCCTGATCGGCCGACCGCAACCGCTGACGACAAGGACCAAACACCATGGCCGCAATCACCTCTATCAATGCCTCGCAAGTCGGCGCCTTCGCTGCTGCCGCGACTGTGCTGAGCGCTGACGACACCATCACCTACAACGGCAGCAAGAAACAGTTGCTGGTGTTGGACAACACCACGGGCGGCAGCCTGACGTGCACCATCGACGGCGACGGCGGCACGACTGTGCAGGCTCCCGGCATCGGCATCGTGGACATTTCCGCAGGACTGGCCATCGTCGTTGGCGCGAATTCCAGCGTCGCCGTTGTGCTGGGCTCGGTGCGCGCCTACTGCCAGGGTGTCGTGCACCTGAAGGGTGCCGCCACGCTGAAGGCCCGAGTCTTCGAGCTGTAAGCCAGGCGCCGCCGTGCTGGTCGAAAGCGGGTTCACCCGAGCCGCGGCCAGCGACGGCAGCGAGTGGAGCTTCACGCCCAGCCTGCGCAACATCGCCGAGCTGGACACGCCAGCCGGTATCGTGGAGCTGTTCGCGGCCCTGCATGGCCCGCATGCCGAGCGCGAAGCCCGGTATGTGCTGGCCGTGCTGTGCGATCAGGAAGACCCGGCGCCGCTCATCGGCTGGCGTGACGAAGACGGCGACCACGGCGGCATGATGCCGGCCGCTGAGCAGGTCATCATCGCCCGGCACCTGATGACACACGGCATCATCGGCACGGCCAAGCCCGGGAAGGCCGGCGACGGCAAGTACAGCGCCACCTTCGACGCAGCCGAGTACATCGCTGCGGCCTGCGTGCACCTGGGCCTGTCGCGGCAGGACGCCGAGGCGCTGAGCATGACCGAGTTTCAGACCATGTTCCGCATGAAGTTCCCCGAGGCGGCCGGCGAGAAGGAGCGCGACGTTCCGACCCGCGAAGAGTACGCGGCTGCAATCGAGGCCATCAACAAGGCGAGGGGGAAGCGCGATGTCTGAAAGCGTAGGAGGCATCCACTATGACGTGGGCCTTGAGACGACAAAGCTTCTGCGCGATCAGCGCGACGTTGACCGCGTAGTCAAGCAAACCACCGGGAGTCTGGACAAGCTGGGCACGGCGCTGAATGCAGTCACCCGCGCGGTGCATCTCTACGCCGCCGCGCTGGCCGTCGTCAAGGCCGCCACGATGGCCGACGACATGCGCCTGCTTGGTGCGCGCGTGCAGGTGGCCGCCGGCAGCATCCAAGCCGGCGCCGAGGCCATGCTGGCCCTGCAGCGCATCAGCGTGGCCACTCAGACCAGCGTGGCCGCCAATGCGTCGACGTTCGCCCGCCTGAATCAATCGCTGATCCAGATGGGCGGCACGCAGGCCGACACGCTGCGGCTGACCGAGCTGCTGGCCAAGGCCATCAAGGTGTCCGGCGCTTCCGGCGCCGAGGCGTCGTCGGCGATGCTGCAATTCGGCCAGGCGTTGGGGTCCGGCAAGCTGGCCGGCGATGAGTTGCGCAGCTTGCTGGAGACCGCGCCCTACCTGATGCGGCAACTGGCTGACGGCCTGGGGGTGCCCATTGGGGCCCTGAAGTCGATGGGCGAGCAGGGCAAG